AAATCCTTTTTGCCAGTTATTTCTGACATAATTACTTTTATATTTTTTATAGGTAAATTGTAAGTAACTCCACCATCTAGTGAATAATTAGTACGTTTAAATGTTAGCTTGCCAAGAGATTTATTTCTAAAGCCAACTTGTTTAGCAGCTGATTTAGGTATAATCATATGGATTTTTTCTTTTTCCATAAACTCAGTAAGCTTTTTACCAGCAGGGTGTATCATATACTTGCCCAATAGAGCTCCATTTTGGGCATCAGGAGAGTAGATAAATGATTTATTGACTCCACCTTCGACTGGAAGACCAGCTTGGCTATTTAGGGCATCTATAACGTCAGAACGGCCATATATAGCACCATCTCCAGTAGGAAATAATTTACT